TGCTTGTGTAACATGTATTGGGTTAACAAAGGCGATTACAAGTACACAAGAGAAACTCTCTGCGGCATGGCTGAGAACAACTTGTGTGAGTTATCGCTCCATGGCAAGGAGGTGTTTCTCAAGGGCGTGAGTTTGCTCATGCCTTACCTTAAGCGGTACAGTTATGTGCCTCTTTTGGATGTTTCCGACCACCGGGCTTACTTTGCATTCACCGCAGAACGCGATAGTCCTGGTTTCTGAGAAGTTCACAAATACGCCATGTATGGGGGTTAAATCACGTCTTCGTTCTTAACCTATACTTGGGACAGGGTGTTCTTCGAAAGGTGTTGGTTTTTACCTTACTACTCAGGCGCACCTTAAAGCCAGAGAAGGTAAGACAACTTCTTAGGAACTGAGTCATTCCTAAGTCGTATTTTGACTTGCTACAACCAGACAAGATGTTAATTTAGTTGGAGATACTGAGCAATGCTCAGACCTTGTTGCGGGAATTGGTGTCAGCGGCGTTGCTGAGGACCATGGTGTCACTCAGTACGCAAATGAGGCTTGTGAAGCTGTTGAGGCGCTTAGCCCTTTCGAATATTCAGTTTATTTGAATAGGGATGTCGCTTTGCAGGATCTTAAGTCTTATTTCGAACGCCCACGGTTAGTAATAGTCAATACTATGGCCAATGGCAGCATCAATTTTAACCAGGCAGCTCTTGATGTTACATACACCAATCTGACTACCTGGTTTCCCCAGTGGAATCAAAGGCTTTCTGGCGCTTACGGCATTAAGTTTTCTATTATGTTTACTTTACAAGTAGCGGCCAGTCCTTTTCACCAAGGTGTTTTAGTTTCTGCTTTTCAGTATGGTAGTTGTCTAACAGGCACTAATACCAAGTATAGGCGCATTTCAAATCCCGCCAGCATTACCAATTTGCCCCATGTACGTATGGACATTTCAGAGACCACTATGACAGAGCTTAAAGTTCCATTTTTATATGGCAATGAGTTCTATCCGGTTTCTGGTAGTGACCAGTTTCAGGGCATTTATGGAGTGTGGGGTTTATCGCAAATTCTTGGTTATCAAGCCGTTGCTGCATTGGCCGCACCTACGTTTAAAGTGTCTGTACAATTGTATGACATTGAACTGTTCGGAGCGGATAACAATGCTTCTACTACCATTACCCTGCAGTCAGGTGTGATGGTTAAGGAAGCTCGCGAAACTCAAATAGTTTCTAAGACCCTTAAAACAGCAGCTAAAGTTGGTAATTTTGTAGCCAAGTATGTGCCTGCTTTATCAGCTATTGCTGGTCCGACTGCTTGGGCATTAGACATTGCTGGCGGAGTGGCTAGTTACTTTGGCTTCTCCAGGCCTTTGCTTAAAGAGCCACCGATGGTTGTGTACAGGGGCGCTACAGCCTTTGAACATAACGTGGACTTGCCGGCACGGTCAACCGCTGTTGGGCTTATGTCTAGCAATACGCTAGCCATTTCCACCAACTTTGGTGCATCCACTATTGATGAGATGGCCTTAAAGTTTATTACTTCTCAGTTTTCACAGATTCTCGCGGGTCGTGTAACCACCACTAATGTGCACAGTTCCGTTATCTATGCTACGACGGTATCACCGTCCGTGCTGTGGTTCCGGACCCCAGCTGCTGCACCTTATTGTAACATTATATTCCCACGAGATTCAGCTGCCCTTATTTCGGCAAGCGGAAACTGTTTCTTGCCATCTTCATTAATGAACATCGCTTCATATTTCCGTTTATGGCGTGGTTCTATCATCTTTCGCATTACATTTGCAAAGACAAAGTACCATGCCGGAAGGTACATGATTAGCTTTAACCCTAAGACTACCTTGGTTT